ACCATGCGCGTGGATGCCCCTACGCGACGAAGGATAACGTACAGCGTAAGCGGAATCTCGACCTGACGATGCGTCGGCATAACCTGAATCTAGATGAACGGAGCAGCCATGAGTAACAAAGAGAACCAGAGCGAGCTAGGTGTAGAGGAGAAACAAAAGGCTGCACTAATTTATCTTCGTGATACTACGACTGATGAAGCTAGAGCTTATGTGGAGGTTCTATCCACAAGATTGGGATTCGGGCACGCAATTGATATTGAGCTTCCCTCCCCACCAGTAGAGAGAACGCAGGATGAGCCGGAGTGGGTGAAATGCTCACAATGTGGCAGGGAGAATTCTCTCGAAACGTGGGTAAAGTTCGGAGATAAATGTCCCAACTGCCAAGGGCTACATGACAAGGAGACATCTTCTGAGCCAACAGCAGCAGGGAGCGAGCAGCCTTGCTCGACCTGCGGAAGCACTGAAGCCAAGATGAGTGCGGGCGGCTGGACGTGCAGCAACGCATGGCACTACGAACGGGCGGCTCCTGTGGCATCCCAAGCCCCAGCCCCGACACTCACGCAGGAAGAGATTCAGCGTCTACGCGATATTGCTGGTGAAGAGGACGATCCCCACTGCGACCCCTTATGCCGCGTCTGCATCGCTATACGAGGCGCACGTATTGCGCTCAAAATCATCGAGGCCAACCATGAGTAAGCCCCTAGACACACAAGAACCGCGGAAGGAGTTGAAAGCGAAGCTCCGACGCGCGGCCGCATACTTGCAAGGCGGCGAAACTCGATATTTCTCTGACCCGGCGCTCTTGGAGGCCATCTACACTCTCTACCGATTGGCCGATACGTTCACGGAGGCCAAACGATGAAGGGTGGTCCTCAAAGAAAGCGCCGGCACTTGAACGGGGTAGACACGACGCGAATGAACGTGCAGATACGAGATGAAAACTATGCGCGGATCCAAGCTATTGCGGATGCCAGGGGAGTAAGTATGGGGCTTTGCGTGGATGAGATGGTGGAGGCAGACTGGCGCCGGCGTCATGCGATTGTTCCCCGTGGAACAAATCAGGTGCAATTAGGGGAATAGTTCTTTTAATTTCACAGGCATTTTCGTATAAACGTACTAGACCTTCTCGCGCTTGGTGTTACCCGAACACCTCCCTTCGGGCCGACCTGAAACAACCCAGCCCTTGGTCCCTCTACATGCCAAACCCCCGAATCGTAAACCTCACAAATGGATGCAGGTTCAAGCGCGGCTACGTCGAGCGTGCTCTAGAAGCGTGCGCGGTGGAGTGGGTAGAGATAGGCGTTAGCATCCGCAACCTTACCCCGCAAGAATCGATCATCGCCCGCAACACGCGTGCAAGGCTTTTGGAGCCCATGCCTTACGCGGAGCTGCCTGGGATTCGCTTTGATCCGCCATCCCACGGAATCCCAGTCACCAGACGAGAGAACATCCTTGTGTGGGAGGCTCAGAACTTCTTTGCCGGCGTGCGGGGGATGCAGTGAAAATCGACCTTCAGCACCTTCTATCCAACTGGAAGTCCACAGCCCAGTCGATCCTCACCACCACCTTTGCCCTAACCGGCGCTTTGATGGTATCGAACGTCATCTCGGCTAAGACCGCAGCCATCATGGGGACGGCAAACGCTGTGTGCAAGATCCTCGTGGGTGTCCTCCAAACCGACGGCATCCAAATTCCCGCAAACTCGACGGTCAAGCAAACCACTACAATTCAGACCCCAGGAGATACAATATGAGCCTTATCAGTGATTTGAAGTCGTTCGCTTCGAAGGTAGAGACCGCGTTTGAGAAGTTATTTCATGAAGCTCCATCATGGTTGACCATCGCACAAGAGGCGATCACGTACCTCGGCCCGGTCGCTGTTACGATCACCGGCTTAATCAACCCGGCGTTGGGTACAGAGGCTGCGACGATTATTGCCGACATCAAGGGTAAGTTGGCGTCCGCGCTCGCGCTGACTGACTCGGTGGCGAATGCGACCTCGCTGGACACCGTATTGAGTGATCTGAAGGCGGACATCCCGCTCTTGCTTCAGACGATCCAGGTAAGCAATCCCACGCTGGTATCGAGCATAACGAATTACACCAACGTCTTCATCACCGAGATTGAGGCAATTCAATCCGCTCTGCCTGCGCCCTCCGTCGCAACCCCCGCGGCCTAATGCCTGACTCAAAGGTCTATCCCATCCCTGATCCGGTTGCTATCGCGATGAAGGTCAAAGCATCTGGTGGGCCCGCGCTTGACCCTTCTCAGCCATCGGGCCAAGCATCCGCGGATGGCGTGACTCTATCCTGGGTCATTGAAGCTGGGAATATCACGATCACGCTGCTGAAAAAGCCATTCTTCGTCCCAGAATCAACGGTATGGAGCCATGTCGACCAACTCTTCACCGCTTGATTGGGCATGCGGCCGCTGCGATTCCCAACCAGGCGAACAGTGTAAGGATATGCCCCTCAATACCTTCCACGACGAACGCTGGATGGCCTGGGGAGCGCACAACCAGGTAAGCGACCCGGTGAGCAAGGAAGACTTCGATAAAGCCGTAGAAGACTCAGGATTGGTTTAGCGATGGCGCGCAGACTGTGGCAAGACGATGAGGTAAAGAATTCATACCGGGCGCGACGGAATGAGGACGGGCAGAAGCTCTGCGAACTCCACTCATGCGACAAGGTTCTAGTAGGTCGCCAGCAGCGGTGGTGCTCCACCGCGCACGCCTTCGATGCGATGGCAACGTGGGATTGGAGTGTTTGTCGCAGCCGGGTTCTGAAGCGCGATAAGCTGACTTGCCAAAACTGCGGAGCGCAAGCAAACGCCGCGCCGTGTGTGGGTCTGGACGTGGATCATATTGTTCCGCTTTGCGAAGGGGGAAAGCTCTGCGACCCCGCAAACCTGCGAACTCTTTGTAAGGCCTGTCATAAGGTCGAAACGGCGGCACTCGCCAAACGACGCGCACTGGCAAGAAAGCAAGTAGCTGCAATGGTTTAGGAGTTTGCAGTAGCGGGTTTCACCGGGAACTGGCAGTCCGCTTAGCGCGGGATGAAGCACGCAAGAACAACCAGTTTCTCTGCTACCGCCTAGAGCGTGATTATGCTGCTGCAATTCGTTTTGGTTTAGGAGGGGGTGATCATGTCTCTTGCTCTCGCGCAATACGGATTTGGCGTAATGACGTTCCTTGCCGGTGGATGCTGTGGCTGGATCGCAAGCGCCATCTACAACGCTTTGACCTCCCGCCGCAAGCACGACTCGCGTGGAAGATTCATCAAACAGCACGCAAAGTAACTCAAGAGAGGGAGCCAAACTCCTGAACGCAGATACAACCGGGGGTAGGCTTACGTGGCTCAAACATATGGTGACAAGCTCGCGAAACTCTGGGAAGACGTATATGAGGGGCGAGGGAAGGATAATCCACCTATGACCGTACGCGTGGACAGGCTCGAACAATGTGTTGAGACAATCCTGGAGAACGGTAAAGCTACTCGCGCTACCGTTTGGGGCGGAGTAATTACGACAATTGGCCTTTTGGTGGTGGCGTTTATCAGCTTCAAGCTGGGCTGGGTTCATCCGTAATTATGAATGACGAGACTTCCACTGGAAACAGCGGCAAAAAGAGAGGGAGAATTGAGAACCTCAAGCCGTTCAAGCCAGGACAGAGCGGAAATCCGTCCGGGCGTCCTAAAAAGAAGCCTGTGACCGAGATGTACGAGGCCATTTTCAGCGACCCTGAGGCGATGAAGGATCTAAGTATCGCGATCAAGCGGGCGCTCAACAAGGGCTCTATGGCAATGGTTCTGCAGCTCAAAGAGATGACTGACCGCGTTGAGGGCAAGGTCACGCAGGCGATTGAGGCTGACATTACCGTGAACCTTGCCGATGCGATTGCACAGGCGAGGAAGAGGGCTGGACGATGAAGAATTGGCGCGAAGTATTGCAGTTGCAATCTCCTTCCGTATCGAAGAATCAAGTCGAGTCTAGGTTTCGCATTCTCGCGAAGAGCGCCCACCCTGACGCTGGCGGAAGCACTGAAGCGATGACGGAGTTGAACCTGGCTAAGCGCGAGGCGCTGATGGAGATTTCGCGCCCACCGGCTCCTGTCGTGCAACACCCTCTTGGGCAGTTTCAGAATAACGCTTCACAGCAGCAGGCAATGAATGCCGGGATGGGACAACAGCAAGGTTGGTATGGGCAGGGTTTGGGCAATATGTATGGCTCTTCAGCCGGTGCTTCTGGCTACCAGTCTGTAAGAAATGAAGCCGTATATGTGGATGTTGCGCGTGAGGAATCAAACGATCGCAAAGATGCAAGGACCGTGCGCACCTCCTCCGCTTGGCAAAAATTCTGGAATGCCATTACGTGAAGGGTGGATTGGCCGCCGACGAACTTGAGTTGGCGATGGACATTGGGAGCTTCAGTCTAGACCCTCCCGGCTTCATGAAGTACGCATTTCCGTGGGGGAGTGAGAAACTGCCTGCTCCTGGACCCCGGACGTGGCAGAATGACATCAACTCGCTGGTTGCCAGTCACTTCGGCAACCCAGAGACACGTTTCCAACCGCTGCAAATCGCTGTAGCCTCTGGGCACGGTATCGGTAAGTCTGCCGAGATTGGCATGCTGATCGATTGGGCGATGTCGACGTGCGAAGACTGCAAGGTCGTGGTCACAGCCGGCACAGGCACGCAGCTCGCTACGAAGACGGCGCCAGAAGTGCAGAAGTGGTTTCGCTTGGGCCTAAATGTTCACTGGTGGGACATCAACGCGACGTCGATTCGCGTCAAGGACCCAAACCATCAGGCAGGGTGGCGCGCAGACTTCATCACCTGGTCAGTGCAGAAGACGGAAGGATTCGCTGGCCTTCACAACCACGGTAAGCGCATCGTCATCATCTTCGACGAAGCGAGCTCGATTGACGACATTATTTGGGAAGTCGCCGAAGGCGTCCTAAGTGATGAAAACACAGAGATTATCTGGATCGCATTTGGGAATCCTACTCGGAATACGGGGGAATTCTATCGTGCAATCACCGGAGCCAACCGCTGGCATAAGCGTCAGATTAACTCTCGCACCGTCGAAGGGACGAACAAAGCTCTACTGGACGCCCAGATTACGGAATGGGGAGAAGATTCAGATCGAGCTCGTGTCCGAATCCGAGGGGAGTTTCCGCGTGGTGGTTCTACGCAATTTATCTCGGGAGAGCTCGTAGCCCAGGCGCGCAAAAGGATCGTTGACGGCTACCAGGAGATGCCCAAGATCCTCGGGGTAGATGTGGCGAGGTTCGGTGACGACAGGTCCATCATTTGCCGGCGCCAGGGACGCAAAGCTGACTTCATCGGCAAGTTCTATGGGGTTGACACGCAGACCCTGGGCGGTAAGGTACAGGAAGCTATTGACCGTGAGCGTCCTGATGGCGTGGTGATTGACGGAGACGGAATTGGTGGGGCGGTGTTTGACTTCCTCAAGGCTCGGGGATATGACCGGAAAACGCTGTTGGTGGAGTTTCACGGTGGGGGCACCCCGAGCGATCCGCACAAGTATTTGAATAGACGCGCAGAGATTTGGGGTGGGATGAAGGAATGGCTTGAAGGCGGCCAGATCCCAGACGAGGCTGAAGTTGAGACAGACCTCACCGGGCCCGATTATGGCTATCACCCGACAAAGGGGTGTTTGGCGCTTGAGAAGAAGGACGAAATGAAGGCGCGCGGCGTGGATTCTCCAGACTTGGGAGACGCGCTGGCAATGACGTTTGCTGTGAAGATTGCACCACCGAAACCTAAACCGCAAGGACCAAAGAGACCAGTTTCACAATGGGGCTGACATGGCAAAGCTGAACGCTGCAGCACGTAAGGCTATTCCGAAGAGCGAGTTTGGTGAGCCGGGTTCGCGCAAATATCCGATGCCCGATAAGTCTCATGCTGCTAATGCGAAGGCGCGCGCTACGCAGATGGTTGAGAAGGGCAAGCTCAGTTCGGGAGCGGCCGCGAAGATTCGCAGCAAAGCAAATCGCATCCTGGGAGAAAAGTGATGGCAAAGCATGAAGTACGCAGGGTAGAGATTGAGCCCGACAGCCACGGCGGCCACACCGTCACCGCTCATCTGAAAGAGCGCCCCATGCATTCCAGCAAGAGCGGAATGGGGATGGAGTACCGCGAGCCTGAGAAGAAGGTATTTGGCAAAGGCCAGCATGAAGAGATGATGGATCACGTCGCTGCGCACTTGGGCATTGAAGCTGGAATGGGCGAAGAGAACGAAGAGCATGGCAAGGAACAGGACTCCGAGTGATTGATCTAGCTCAGAACCAGGCCAGCGCGTCATTTATCAGTAAGTCCCTGAAGCGCTTAGGGATGCAGGATATTGGCTCGGCTATTGCAGCGCTGGCGTACACGATCAAGGATCACAAGCATCTCGAGCGTGTGCTGACTGATTGCAGCGGGGAAGAGCGCCAGATGATCTATGACTCCATCGTTCCGCATCTGTGGTTCACGGCCAAACCTCTGGATGTTTATGTGGCGAACGTAGGCCAAAGAGCTGAGCGGGAGCAGTGGCCGGTGATGCTTGAGGGTCAATTGCGTGAGTTCCGGCCCGCTACCGACGTCTCGAGCATTGAGAAGGAAGCGGAGAAGCTGATTGCTGCTGATTTGGCGAAGCGCACTCTAACCATGACTTGCTCGAAATGTTTGAAACAAGAGAAGTTCCACCAGATTGGGGCTGAGACGAACGTCGACGTGATTATCAAGGCGCGTCAGGCTGGGTGGATCCACGATTATCTGTCGAATCCTGCGCGTGAGATTTGCCCGAAGTGCCCGAGCTCGCTGAGAACCAATGGCTGAGAAGGAAACTACGGCTGATGATGATCTTCTGAAGCGGATACGCGAGCGCTATCGCTACGGCATGGATAAGTGGCGTCGCAACCGCGAGGAGGGTCAGAAGAACATCCGCTATGTCTCTGGCGACCCTTGGGACAACGAGGATAAACAGGCCCGCAAAGGCCGCCCCACTGTTTGCGCGGATGAGCTGAACCAGTACGTGAATCAGGTGGTGAACACCGCAAGGCAGAATCCCCGCGGCATAACGATTGATCCAGCCGGCGATGAGGCGACAGAAGAGCTGGCCGAGTATCGCGAGAACCGCATTCGGGCGATTGAGTATGCTTGCAACGCGTCTCGGGTGTATATCAATGGCCTCCAGGGTGCGGTCGAGCGCAACGTTGGTTACTGGAAGGTCAGCCGCAAGTACGTTTCCGATGAGAGCGATGATCAGGAAATCATCATCCTTCCGATCATGAATTCGGATGCAGTTGTTATGGATCCTGATTTCAAGGAAATGGACGGCTCAGACGCGAAGTGGTGCTTTGAGCTTGACCGTCTGACGATTGAGGAGTTCGAGCGGGAATACCCCGAAGCTTCGAAGGTAAGTTTCAGCGCAGAAGACTTTGGTGGGGATGCGGACTACTGGTACGACGGCAAGAGCATTGTGATTGTGTCGTATTGGGAAGTTCAGACCGAAAAGAAGAAGGTGGGCAAGAAAGAGCGCGAGATCATCAAGCGCACCGGGGTCAAGCAGTGGGTGACCAACGGGATTGAGATTCTTCGCGAGGGCGCAAAGCAGCCTGGGCCCTACATCCCCATCGTGCCCGTCTTTGGCAAACAGTTATGGGTAGAAGAGGGCGGCGGCGCCGAGCGCATGGTGCTTTCCCTGGTGTCTCTGGCGAGGGATGCGCAGAAGGCTCTCGCCTATGTCATGAGCTCCATGCTGGAGAATATTGGGCAGTTGCCGAAGACGACGTTTATTGGGGCAGTGGGGCAGTTTGAGACGGATCAAGAGACTTGGGAGACGATCAACCAAACGTTTCACCCGTACGCGCAGTATGACAACGTGGTGGATGCTGAAGGCAATCCCCTCCCCCCGCCAGCAAGAACACCGCTGACGCCGGACTTCGATGCGTACAGCGTGGGCACCGACATCTGTCGGCGCGCTATTCAAGCCGCGATGGGCACAAGCCCGCTACCGACGTCGGCGCAGCGCGCGAATCAGAAGTCGGGCACAGCTTTAGCCAAGATTCAGTCCGAACAGGCCATCGGCAGCTATCACTTGGTCGACGCATACGACGGTGCGATTTGTCTAACCGGCCGAATCATCAACCACTGGCTCTCTGAGACGGATTTGGGCGAAGGTGAGCGGCCCGTACGGCTACCAGACGGAAATCACAAGCTGGTTCAGATCAACACGGATGCCGCGGTGATTGACGGGGATCACGAGTACCATTTCCCCATCGCAGATGACAAAGGTCGCTACCAGGTAACCGTTTCAGCCGGCCCGTCGCACGAGTCGCAACGCGAAGAAGGCTCCGAGTTCGCGGATACGCTGATGACGAACCTCAAGAACCTGCCAATTGCGCCTCCGCAGGCTGCGAAGATCCTAGCCCTGGTCATCAAGCTCAAGCAGCTCGGCCCGCTGGGCGATCAAATGGCTGACATCATCAGCCCGCAGGACCAGAACAGCCAGCAAATGGCCCAGATGCAAGCGCAGATGGCTCAACTCCATCAGCAGAGCCAGGAGCAAGCGGCTTTGTTGCAGAAGCTGCAGCTTGAGAAGGCCGGCAAGGTGTTGGAGATGCAAGCGAAGGCGCAGGAGCAAGCTCGCGGGCATGTGTTTGAGGCTTCCGAAGCCGACAAGGACCGCGAGGTTAAGCTTGCCGTCGCTGAAATTGGCACGAAGGCCCAGATGGTCTCCGAACGCGAGGAAATGGTTCACGACCTCGAGTCGCAGTTCCATGAACAGGCTCACGATGTGGGACTTCAGGCCATGCAGCAAGGCCACGAGCAGAATATGCAGCAGCAAGCGGCACAGCAGCAGTCAGACCTTGCTAGCCAGCAGGGCGATCAACAAAGCGCCCAAAGCGCTCAGGACGCGGCGCAGCAACAGGCCGCCCAGCCAGAGCCAAACGAGTAGGACGTTAGGGAACGACTGGTAATGGCACTAACCAGCACACCCTGGAACTACTGCCAGGATGCGGATTGCCCCGCATGCTCCTATGAGTCCGGCAGTGGACTGTACAGAAGGCACCTAACGTTCGTGTGCCACCCTTTTCGCCTGCTCGGCGTAAGAGCAAAGAGGTAACAAATGGCAGAAGAGACGCAAGCCGCCCCGTCACCGGCCGCAGTAGCAGAAGCACCAATTGAGATACCGCGCAGTGGAACCTCGGAGTACGCCGAATGGCGTGTCTCTGGAGAACTGCCGGAAAAGCCCAAGCCTTCTGAGGCTGCGGCACCCCCCGATGATGCGGCTGACTCGGCAGCCACGACAGCGCAGGAGAAAACCAGCAAGCGCAGACCTGATGTGGAAGCTCGCTTCAAGGAATACACCGCTCGCATTGACAAGCTCGAGAAAGAACTGAACGAGGCGCGTCAGCCTAAGACGGAAGGCAAATCGGAATCGTCGCCCGAGAAGACGCAACCTCAAACGTACAGCGATTGGCGCAAAGAGTTCAAGCCTTCACAGTGGGTCGAGAAGTATGGGAAAGACAATCCCGAGGCCAGCTATGAGGACGCGACTGCGGCAATGGCCGATTAC